GACGCACCAGACTTAAAATCTGTTGAGAGCAATCTTGTGGGAGTTCAAGTCTCCCTACTCGCATCAAAATAAATAAAACGACTTGCAGAGTTTTTATGTCGTCATTCAAGATAACTACAAAGCATTGTTGGTACAATGATGAGCGAGAAATTGTAAAAATGTATTTTTTAGAAGGAATACCATTTACCTTCGACGAAATGCCTGAGGGTCATCTTTGGGATAAGGATTTAGTGGAAGAAGCAAATAAACATTGGAGTTATGAAATAAAAGATGTCTATCAAGGATCTAATTATCTAATGATGGAAGAAATGCATCCTTGCTTTGATCCTATTGAAATTTCAAACGCAAAAGAATTGCCTGAAGATTTAATTCCATATTATGATGAAGAAGATTTTATGGGTTAATAAATAAAACATAGAAATCTAATAGTTGTCAAAATAAGATGCCTCTTAATAAGCTTGAGAATTTTATCAAGAATGCTGAAGGTCGCATTCTGTACGTTAATCCTAATGACCTTGATTCCACTGATGGTGTTGAAAACCAAGGCAATTCATTAACGAAACCCTTTAAAACAATTCAGCGTGCTCTGATTGAGTCGGCAAGATTTTCATATCTTAGAGGTGAAGACAATGATATTGTAGAGAAGACTACAATTCTGGTGTTCCCTGGTGAGCACTTAATTGATAATAGACCTGGATATGCAATTCAGGATATTGGTAATAATGCAATTTCTGTTGCACCAAACGGAGCACAAACAAATGCTCAAGCAGAATTAACTCTTACCCTTAACTCCAACTTTGACCTTACACAGGAAAATAACATCCTGTATAAGTTTAATAGTGTTTATGGTGGTATCATTATTCCTCGTGGTACTTCTATCGTTGGTCTAGATTTAAGAAAGACTAAAGTTAGACCAAAATATGTTCCAAATCCAACAGACGATACAGTAAGACAGTCTGCAATCTTTAGAATTACTGGTGCTTGTTACTTCTGGCAATTTACTTTCTTTGACGGTGATGAGAGTGGTTTAGTTTACACTGACCCCAAAGATTTCTCTGAGAACAATAGATCAAAACCTGTATTCTCACACCACAAAGTTACCTGCTTTGAGTATGCTGATGGTGTCAACTTGGTTGGTGGGTATCAACTCACCGATCTTGATATGTACTATAGCAAGATCAGTAATGCTTTCAACCGAGCATCTGGTAGAGAAATTGATCAGAAGTATCCATCACAAGGAGAATCTTTCTCCAAGCAGCGTCCAGAATGGGAAATTGTTGGTGCATTTGGTGCTGACCCAGTAAAGATCTCTAATATTATCTCTGGTGATGGTGCAACTCCTGGAACTATTGTTACAGTCACAACTCAAATTGGTCACGAACTGAGTGCAGGTACACCTATTAAGATTCGTGGAATCAGTGAACCTGACTATAATATTTCAACAAAAGTTGTTCAAGTTCTTGATGAAACTAGATTTACATATGCACTTCCATTTGTAAGGGCAAACCTTCCTGCTGGTCAACCTGCAGGATTAAGTATTGGATCAAATGCTAGCGTAACTATTGAGACTGATACAGTTTCGGGTGCATCTCCATATATCTTTAACGTATCATTGCGTTCTGTCTATGGTATGCAGGGTATGCATGCTGATGGTTCTAAGGCGGATGGTTTCCGTTCAATGGTTGTGGCTCAGTTCACTGCTGTTTCACTTCAGAAAGATGATCGTGCTTTTGTTAAGTATAATGAAACTAACCGTCAGTGGCAGGGTATTAACTATAAAACTCAATCTGGGGATGAATTATCAGCAGAATCTTCAAACTCAAATCAAGTCCTACACTTAAGTTCTGACGCTGTTTATAGAGAGGGTTGGAAGACAGTTCACATTAAAATGAGCAACGATTCGGTTGTTCAGGTTGTTTCGGTCTTTGCTATCGGTTTCCACTTACACTTCCTTGCAGACAGTGGTGGTGACGCATCCATTACTAACTCCAACTCTAACTTTGGTCAGTTCTCTCTTGGTGCTGAAGGATTTAAGAAAGAGGCATTCACCAAAGATGATAAGGGTTATATTACCAATATTATTGCTCCCAGATCAGTCTCTGATACAGAGGTTGAGGTTGAGTGGGTTCAGTTTGATGTCAGTAGAACTAAGAGTATTAACAAAGCGAATAGAATCTATCTGTTAGGATATGTCGCAGAAGATGTACCACCCCCAATTATTTCTCAAGGTTATAGAATTGGTGCCAGAATCGATGATGAAGTTTTTCTAGACGCTGATACCAATACGGGTAAGATTTTAATGACCAATGGTCCATTAGATCTTAATACAAATACCATCGCTGGAACTGATACTTCTGCAAAGGTCTATAGGGATGTAACGATCACAACTCCTGTTGCACAATCACCAACTCAAATGGTGTTTAATTGTACAGCATCTCACGATCTTAAGAATGGCGAATCTATTCGCATTTTTAGTGAAACTGGAGACCTTCCTGAAGGTTTAGTAGAAGAAAGTGTATATTTTGCTATCACTTCTGAAAAGAATGGTACTAGAGCAGATGGAATGTCTCTCAATGGTACTCAGTTCCAAGTTGCTTCTTCTAAAACTAATGCTGAAGCGCAAACTCCCATATACATTCCAGTCTATCTTGGATCTGAAATTAGAGTAGAGAGTAGAGTTTCAGATAAAGAAGCAGGTGAACTTGGTCATCCAATTCAATATGACTCTGCAACTAGATCTATCACTAATGTAGAAACTAGTGCAGTAACAAATGAAACTGCTGGATGGTTCATTCATTGTGAGAACAACAGCGATCTTTTTCAATATATTGTAGGAATTGGTGGTTTTGCTGGTCTTTCTAATAACGATAGTGAAATCACATATGTCAAGAGAAAGGCAGATGATAGAAGTTTGGATGAAAAACTCTATAGAATGCGTTATGTTGTTCCCAAAGAACTTGATAATACCAGAGATCCAGTCAATGGATTTATCTTACAAGATTCAAGTTCTATCAACGTAAGAGAAACTTCCGACTTCAATCTTACTGATATTGGTAGATCAGATTACGATTTTGATCGTAATCCTAGATTTATTACTACTTGCACCTATGATAATGGTGCAAACTTAATCACAATTAGAGCAGATAAACCACATAATCTAAAAAATGAAGATGTTGTTATTATTTCTGATGTAGTCAGTAGTACAAATGGTGCAGCAAGTAAAGACTTTGGATTTAATGGTACGTTCAATGTTGAGGATATTGTAGATGATAAGACATTTACAGTCAATGATGTAGATATTTCTGGTATTACTCATGATCCTGGCAATATTCTGAATGATACCAACATTAGAAATAAAGTACTTCCAAGATTTAAGAGAAACAATAATAATGAAAACTTCTATCTTTATCGTACAGAAGTTATTAAACCATATATCCAAAATGTTCAGGATGGTGTTTATTATCTGTATGTTCTTAACAGTGGAAATGCTATTGGAAGTGAGTTTGTAACTTCCAAGTACAGTCAGAAAGTTACAAACCTCTATCCACAGTTAGATAGAGATAATGTAAACGATAACCCAACATCGGCAGTTAGTCTTGCTAAGAGAAATCCACTTGGTGAGGTTGTCACTAATGATCTGAAGAGAAGTATTACTAGAGAAACTCTTGATAAGTTTGTCGATTCATTCTCCTTTGGTAACAAAATTAATAGTGTTGTTGATAGTGGTGCTTCCGCAGTAGTTGTATTTGATGATGAACATCAACTGAATGGATTAAATTCCTACACAACACTAGATGGGGGATCGGGTCATACTGATGGTGATTACTTTAATGTAAGACTGTTTAATAATAATGCCGCACCAGGTAATGCTATGTGGGATGGTGCAACTGCTGACGTTACAGTTAGTGGTGGTGCTGTTACTGTTGCAACTATTAAAGAACCTGGATCTGGATATACCTCTTCAGAAACACTTTACTTTGATTCTAGCACTATTGGTGGAACACCATCTGCAAACGTTGTAACTGCATTATCTGGTATTTCAACAGCAACAGCAGACTATGTTCAAATTACTGGTATTGGTACCGTAACTGATGGGTATTATAGAATCACTGATTCAAGTGATAAGAAACAAGTAACGATTGCAAAGACTCCATCAGATCCTGTAATTGTTTCAGGTCAGTATGCAATGGTTATTGGTAGAGTTGGTATTGTTGCTGCTAATGGCGTAACTACACCTACCACTGGGATTGAGCAAATTGCAACAACTGAAGGTCATGGACTTGTTGTTGGCAATAAAGTAAGACTTACTGATGGTTCAAATGGACTTATTGGTGACTTTATCGTCAATAATGCCACATATAATACTTTCCAAGTTTCTTCTACTACATCACTTTCTGCTACTAAGCATATACTGAAGCACGGTTTCTCTGCTAACAATGCAAGTGCTGATGCTCTGGGCGAAAATCTTGGAACCAGAGGTGTTCCAAACTATGATAATGAAGTATTGTTCTTGGGTCAATCAATTACAACTGAAGAGAACTTCATTGCAAATCTTCCAACTGGTGCAAGTGAAGTAATCGCAAGATTCCCACTTGGTTCTTATCTCCAAGTTGGTAATGAGATTATGAGACTCAGGTCTACAACTCTCATTGGTGGTGGTAATAATGAGATTCAGGTCATTCGTGGTTCTATGGGAACTATTATTGAACCACATACAAACGGTGCTCAGATTAAGAAGATTAAGTTAGCACCTATTGAACTTCGTAGACCTTCAATTCTTCGTGCTTCTGGTCATACCTTTGAATATCTTGGTTATGGTCCTGGTAACTACTCTACTGGTCTCCCACAAGTCCAAGTTAAGACTCTTAGTGAAAAGGAAGAGTTCTTGTCCCAAGCACAAGAAACCTCTTGTGGTACTGTTCTTTACACTGGTATGGACAGTGATGGTGATTTCTACATTGGAAACACTAAGTATTCGGCACAGTCTGGTGAGCAAACCACATTCGATGTTCCAACACCAACTGTAACTGGAGAAGATCCTAACAGACTCTCTGTTGTATTTGATGAAGTTATCGTCAAAGAAAGAATTTTGGTTGAGGGTGGTAAGTCCAAGCAGATCCTTTCGCAGTTTGACGGTCCTATCACCTTCAACGGTGATGTAAGAATGAATCAGAAGTTGGTTCTGAATAATGATCTGAGAGTTATTGGTAAGGTTGACTTCCAAAATACTAATGACGCAACTTCTTGCTCAGATGCAAATGCTGCATTGAGAGTTCAAGGTGGTGCTGCAATCGGCAAGAAACTATTTGTTTGTGGTGATGTTGATTTTGGTAGTAACTTAACTGTTGATGGCACTTCTAAATTAACTGGAGAAGTCACTGTTGATACTGGTATTGTTCCCGATACTGATGAGGGTGCATATCTTGGTACAGCAGCAAAACCATTCTCTGAAGCACACATTGATGAAATTAGAATTGGTGTAAGTGGTGACAATGAAATTGATACAGCAACAGGAAACTTAGAACTCGATTCTGCTAGCGGAACAACAAGAGTTGATGATAACTTAGTTGTTACAGGCAATCTCGATGTTGATGGTACTACAGAACTTGATGCTTTAAATGTTGATGGAAACACAACACTTAATGCTACTACTATTGATGGGACATTAACTGTAAATGGAGCTGGAAACTTTGGTAGCAACACTGTTACTGCATCCAGATTTGCAGGAACTGCTGATAAATCTGATCAAATCAAAGTTAATGGATTAGGAAATAACTTTGGTCCACATTATCTCTTACTACAAGAAGGAACCGCACCTGGAGGTCATTATACAACAGCAAGAGTTGACTCTGGATTATCTTATGACTCAGCAAACAATGATTTAAGATTGCTTGGAGATCTTGTCGCTTTCGTATCTGATGATCGTGTTAAGACTGATAAGGCACCACTGGATGATGCTCTCGCTAAAGTTTGCTCTCTAAGTGGATTTACATATAACTTCAATGAAAACGGTGCTGAACTTGGTTTCCCGACTGATAGAAGACACGTAGGTGTTTCTGCACAAGAAGTTCAAAAAGTTCTTCCTGAAGCAGTTAAGACTCGTGATGATGATTACTTCACTGTTCAATATGAGAAAATTGTCCCACTTCTAATTGAGGCAATCAAGGAACTTTCCGATAAAGTTTCTACTCTTGAAGATAAACTCAATAAATAATCAAAAAGAGATATGTTACAGGGTGCTGGAAACACAATAAGGTTCTCTAATATCATTGCCGAATTTGGTCGTGCTAATGCTAAAGGTGGCGTTAGTTTAGGTGCATATCGAGTTAGTGAAAGTTTTGGGGCAATGTCCAATCTGCCCCTTGACACTGGTATTCCACAGGGTGGAACTATCAGGATCAGTAATTTTTACAGCAAACAACTTAATGTTGTTGTAAATTATTATGATGGCAGTAATATGAGAAGAGCTACTGCTAGAAACAGATATAATCATGGTGGTGCTAATAGAGTTCAAACAATTGGTGGTTTTAGAGGAAGACCAGGCAATACTAATGGAACTAGAGTTATAATCCACGTCAATAA